CTCATAATATTAATAATATTTATCTGGATTAATATCTCCAAATTTAAAAAGACTCTTCAACATATTTAACTTAGAAGCTCCTAAGATATCCGTAGCTTGTGTATAATAACTATCTAAATTCTTTGTTAATCCAGCATCAAGACCAGAAGTTATTTTATCAAAACTAAATTCTCCTGTATCGGTAATTGGTAAAAGATCCACAACGGCATCAATTTGATCAACAATTTCTTGTATCTGATCAATATACTTTAAAGCATCAGCGGAACTAGTTATACAGTTAACACTAAAATCAAGCGATTCCAATAAAGGAGTCAAAGCATATCTATCAAATTCTGCTTTAACATTTGAAAGCCCTTGACATACTCCTCTTTCAGCTACTTGAAGAAAATGTTTAGCATTATCTCCAATATCTTGAGCTAAATTTCTTACTTTTCTATTTACTTCGGCAGCGGCAGTATTAATACAATCATTTATATATCCCTCAATAAATGGAACTTGATCCTCATCACATCCAAGATTACTAGTAGTCAAGTTATCTTTAACATCTAATTCCATTACAATCGGATCAGTTAAATCATCCAGATCGAAACTAAATGCTTCATCTACCCATGCGGCTGATTTTGCATATAACTCATCTCCATATCTCTCAAAAGCTGTCACATCATCTAATAACCCTCTTATTGCTGAATCCTCACATGCCTTGACTCCATATGAAAAGCTGGAGCTTGAGGAAGAGCTTGTACTAGAACTTGACTCACTAGATGAAGAAGAAGAACTTGACGAAGAAGAAGATTCCGATGACGAAGAAATAGAACTTGAAGCATATGATGTAAATGGTGGATATGGTAAAAATGGTGACATTTTAAATCTCCTATGGTATTGGTATTTCTGGTGGTCTAATATATACTGGTATACAATAAACAGGCACAGGAAATTGTAACCCAAAATGATCTCTTACCCATTGATCTATTGTTGCCATAGTAAGATTAGACATACCTGAATACATATTTTTAAGTCCTTGTGTAAAATCATAACTAGGTATATTGGTTCTTGGCATCAATGGTACTGGCATTGATAACTGGAAACCAAAACCTGGAATCGTTATCCTAGTCAAATCATATAGTGTTGGATTTGGTGGTAGTAAACTATATATTTGATCCAAAGTCGGATATGTCGGAGGTGGCCCCATTCCCCCTATATCAGCAATACTAGCAATCCAATTTACCAAATTCTGAATAACTTGTGTAACAGATTGATAATTACTATTTATAGCTGTTTGAACAGTAGCTACAGCATCCCATGTTGGAACATTCATCATTGGATAAGTAGGAGTAGGCATTAACGGTATTAAACTTTTATAATACTGTATATCATCCCTTAATTTTTGTGCCGCTACTTCTACCATTTCATCAAACTTACCTTCAACAATACTAATTAAATTATATCCAGGAAATCCAGGAATATCAGGCAAAATACTACTTGGATCAATTCCTAAATAATCAGTAGCAACTTTTGTAAATGAAGCAAGAACTCCAGTCAATTGCCCATTAACAAACTCCGAAATGGTTTGCTCCAATTGCATATCAGGAGCGTTAGTATCAGGCCAAACTGGATCTGAAAGAGTAAATTGCGGTGGCAAAATTACTGTTCCAGGTATTTCATAAAACGGATCAAATAACTCATGCATATCAGCATATGTAGGAAAACCAGTTGGAGAACATATTGTTTCTGTTATATCTGTCATGGATTAATACTCACAAAACCTACAAGAGTTATATACGGTGAAGTTATAGTAACTTCCACACTACTATTTATTAAAATCGGTTGAATAGCATTTAAATTTACACGCTTAGTTACATCAAAATCTAAATTCCCACCAATAACTTGTTGAACATCTCCACGTAAATCTGATTGTTGATCCCCTTCTACTCTTCTAAACTCATCTCCGTTAATTTCAGTTGATTTATTTCCTTTAACTTTTACTCTTTCATCAGCATCAACCGTTTCATTATTAGCTCCCTTAATATGAGAATTTCTATTACCTATAACAATTTCATATTTATCTGATTGATTACGAATAACTAGTACTCCATCATTATCACATTCAATATATGTATTACTTGGATGATATATATGAAATCTTTTAGATCCTGGAGTTGAATCAAGTTCTACTGTCAATCCTCCATGAGTAGTAAAGACAAAGTTTTCTGGATATTTAGCATTATATGCTGGTTCGGGTTCACTCCAATTCCCTCCGTATGCTGTCGGTACTACTTTATCTCTATAACTCTTCTTAGTATTAACTAAAGTCTGACCACTTTCTCCTCTAGCTAACCTATGTACATCTGGTTCACCTACTCTAGTAGGATATTTTCCATCAGGATCTCTAAACCCATCATTCTTAGAAACAGTTTCCTCTTTATTTACTAATGTCTTCTTTAGTGATTTCTTGTTTTCAGGAATTCCAGGCATAGAAGCAAAATATCTAGGCTGTAATAAATTTCCATTCTCAAAGAAAATCATCACATGAGATCCCTGCAATGGAACCCCCCACATTCCAAAACCACTTATAGACCCTTCTATGATAGGCAAACAAGGTTCAGCCCAAGGTAACTCATCTGTAGGAATTCCTTCTGTATCCGTTTTATTTTTCTTCTCTGTATGAAGACCAAATATACGAATCCTAACACGTCCAGCTTTTTTTGGATCATTATTATCTTCTACCACTCCTCTATAAAACCCAAAAAGTTTATTTGACTCTGGCATTAAATCACTAAGAGAATTTTTTTGCATTTATTATTTCCTTATAATTATATTCGATACAGCTTTCTCTGTATACAGGTTTGTAATTTTAGAATCATAAAGTATTCTACTATTAATATTATGATATGCATTTTTTATACATACTAGTCTTTGCTTATAGGGATAATGACCTCCTCCCATAAAATTATGAGTAACTGATTTTATCATATACTTTCCCTTTAAAGCGTCATTTAATTTTTTATCGGCTCCTTCCAGTCCTGGCCATTCAATCTCTATATGCTGTCCTGCAAATCTACTCTCATCTCCTTCTACAATAATATTCAAAATAAATTGTAAGTTATAGCGTTTAGTCCAATCATTAAAAGCGATATTGGATAATGAGTCAATATCACTTTCTCCTACAAAAGTATTTGAAGATCCAAGATCATCCATTTGACCGTATAAAGTTTTTCTACCTAACATTACATTTCTATCAGAAGCATCTGAATATCTATATCCTACTTGCAAAAGCTTTTTTGTATTGAAGTCAAACCCTCTCCAATATCCCCCTCTTAATACTTGATTACTAGTCCTATCTATACCACTAAACCACCATTCAAGTATTTTATTTTTATCAGACACGACATCACTCTGAAACCTATAAGGTTTTTTATCTAAGGTTTTATCAAAATCAGACAATAAATAATTCAAAGATACCGCATTAGTAGTTAATTGATTTGCAGTATTATTAAATATTAAATAGCCGCTAGATCCACTCTGTTTTCCCTTTGCTCTTCTAGCTAACCAATTTAAAGCATTTCTAGGAGTCCAATAAGGAATAATAAAATCTGTTGAATTGCTTGATTCCTCTATTTTTAAATTAAATCCACCTAACTTAACTAAAGTCATGTTATTAAGAATGTCTTTCATTATTTGAGAATACTTCTGATCACTCCAACTTTTACTGTATCTTTTCAAAGAAGTAGGAATGTAAAAAGGATCTATTAACTCCAACTCAAATAAATTCTCACTTGTTTCTCTAATCCCTGGCCCTACTTGGCTTATCTTAGTAACTTTGTATATATCAAAAACGATATTTCTATCCGATTCACCTTGACCATAAATAAAAGCTATTCTCTCATGTCCAGTAAATGGGCCAGCTTCCATAAAATTATATCTATCGTTAAAAATTAATTTTCCTGCTATAGAAAATTTAAATATATCTTCTATAAAAAATATTCTATAAATGTCTTCATTAGCAATTATAGCATTTCCAGATTCAGATATAATCATAACTGTTATAACAGCTTTTTTAAGCTCTACCTGACCTTTCTTTTGATAATCAGTTTTTCCTGCCATTATGTTTTCTGCTCCGCTATACGCTCAAGATCTTTGACTAGTGTATAAAGAAAATCTGCTTTCAAAACTTTAATTATTTGACCATCCTCTAAATCTTCAAATGGATTTAAAGTATTATTCAAAATAGGAAGTATCCACCATACATAGGGATTCTCATATAAATTCCAAGAAATATTTTCCCAATATTCTCCGTTACTTACTTTGTAAGTATTATACATAGCAGTTTCAGTAAACACGGCATCATTCAAGATATAGCTTCTAAAGATATTCATGAATTTGGTTTCTCTATCCTCATCCAATAAAATATTAAACAATCTCATTAAGCTATAATTGTTTATTTGTTGACCTGTTAACTCAAAAAAATTCTCATCTGTGTATTCTGTTACGCTCATAACTCCTCCTTAAACTGGCTCTGTATCATAAGAACCACATTTAGGACATTTTACTTCAAAAGTTTTAGAACCAATCTTTTTCTTGAATCTTTTTCCACATTCAATACATTGCATTTGAGTTTTATCACTATTTTTTGCTTCTCCCAAATATTTCTCTACTGTATTCTTCATTAGATCTCCTCTATACTGGTTTTAATCCCCTCATCCATCTCTGGAGTAAGAATTCCCTCCGCTTCCAATACTTCCCTTGCAAACTGTAAATTATGCTGTCTGGTACGCCTTGAGATGTCTGGTTTGCTACCATACCTGATAGCTTGATGATAATTACCCTGTCCTGTAAAATAAGTCATTACACCGTCTTCTGACTCCTTCATTTGAATTCCCTTTACATCATCTCTTATCAACATCTTTTCCATCTTCTTCTTATTCTTGCCTTGCTCTTTATCAGATTTATCAAGAGACTTTGCATAAACTTTATCAATTGTTTCTACTTCTTTATAAGTCGGTTTCTTCTGTAAATACTTATCCATTTTATCACTCATTTTTGACCCCTCCCAAAATATATAATTCTCCCTAAAAAGGATATAATCCTACTATCTATTATTTATATTTTTTTAAAGGGGATTTTCGAAATAAAGGTAAGATATCTTATATAATATACTGAAAAAGGGAAAAAAAAGAGCGGTAGAGAAACCACGACACGAAATTTCTCTACCGCTCAGAAGAAGTGGATGTGTGCCACCCAAAAAACAAACATCCACCAAACATCACTCAACTCATCTCATGTTGAGCTTACTACTCACCTAGTCATTGGGGGATTTGACTAGGAGGGTGAACCTCCCTTCCCCAAGGAAGGTTCAAATGACCTAGCAGAAAATCCATTTTTGATGGTTACTAGGTCGGGCAAACGGTATACTTCGATTTAAATGAGATACATGCCCATATCACGTACCGTTAATCTTTAGTGGTAAAAATATCTTGTTGTACACCACTAGAGAAAAGATCTTGTTGCTGTCCAGTATCAAAAATTTCATCTGGAGGAACATTTGTCAATTCATCTGGATCAATAACAAATTCATCAATATCAAAAAAATCATCCATGATAAAACTCCTTATTTTAAATTAAAATCCGATCTCTCATTATATATTTATCATAATGATATCAGAATGTCAAGCATTATTTTTCATAAATATTGTTTTTTTACTTTACGATTCTTCCATGATTTGCGAGTACGAACATCACCTCTTTGATAATCATTATATGGATTAGGAAGATTTAAAGGACTTCTTTTCAATCTGCCGTAACCCTCACTAGCAAACCATTGACGTTTTTCATTTGAACTTTTCGGTCTTTTACACCAGCAATAAAAATTACCTCTTTTATATCCTATTGCAGGAACAGGATCAATACGAAAACGATAGAATATAAATTTTCCTGAAAACCTTGTATGCCATACTCTTTCAAAAAGTTTTTCTCCGTAATTCATTTGATAACCTCCTAAGTTTAATTAACTTAGTGGTTATCAATATCAAAATCATGCATTTTAATCTCCTTTAATCTATGGGGTTGCTTTGCATCCCAAAGGTCGAATATCGTCTTTTTTAATTATAATACCATCATATCACAACTATATACAGTTGTCAAGTATTATTTATAATCGGTTTAATAAAATCCTCATAAACACGTTTATACTTGACAACATAATCTTGCTGTGATCCAGCGGAGATGTCTTTCTCCGTACTATTGGCAACAAAGCTAGCTTCCGGTACAGGTACTCCTAGATAGCCCATTTTAAAGCATTTCAGAAGGAACGCATAATCCAATAGACGCTTATATTTATCATCTGTTACCAGACCTACCTTTTCAATCACGCTTGATCTAAATAACGAATTTGAGCTTATATAATTACCCTGTAATAGCCTGTTTATATCAAATGGATCTGCATTGAATTTTTGGTTTACATGCCCTTTAAATTCAAAAGATGCGTAAGCATATCCCACCCTTTCAGCCCATTCAAATTTCTTGATCTTCGCTACCATTTTATCTAACATCCCTCTACCCATATTTATATCTCTATCTATCATAATATAATATGGAGGAAGATCCTTAAAACTCTTATACCAATTGATAGCTTCCAATGCATTACTAGGTATATTCTTATCTCCGTAGCTTTTAACCCATGTGTACCTTGTGTTATTTCTCTTCATTGAAACTTTCGTTTCTCTACTTACCTCATGATCTGGAAGCAACGGAGTAACAACTAATACTTCTGGATTTTTACATTCTGTTACTACACATATTTTATTTCTCATTCTCTTCTAAATCCTATCTTTGGTTCCACTACATTCTCCAAAGGAAATAAATCATCCTTCATAGGAACTAAAGTCTCAAGCATGTACATTATTTCTTCTTCGATTTTTCTTGTAGGAGAATACCCAAGAGCTTTCAAATTATCACTTATATAATTATAATAATGCTCTCCTGTATGTTCCATTCTAGGAGTAGCAATCCATTGTTTCTCTACTTTCAATGACATTGGAAATAAAGATTCAGTAATTGTTGAAACCATATCAGCTAGTGAATTCATAGAGTGCCATTCACTTAATTGATTCCAAACTTGAACTCTTCCCTGTTTTGCTGGATTTTTTACAGCTAACATTAATGCTTGTACACTATCATTTAAAGATAGAAATGTTCTCTGATGTTTTCCTTCACCATATATAGTCAAAGGCATACCAAGAATTGCTTGAAGGATAAAACGATTTATAACAGTACCTCCAGCTTCATCTGAATCAAGTCTACTATAAATTTTATTTTTATCTATCTCATCTGTATATATTCCAAATACAATACCCTGCATTACATCCGTACATTTCAAATTCCATGCTCTTGCACAATAGTCAATTAAATATGTAGAAGCTGTTTTACTTGTATGATAAATACTTCCAGGTCTTCGTGGAAATATTACTTCATTACTCAACCTTCCTTTATGCTCAAATTTTGTATATCCTTCTTCAATGTCGATATTACAATAATGATCATATTCTCCAGCAGTACCTATAGTTATATAATGACAATCTGGAACTATCTCTTTAATATTCCATAAAATATTATTAGTTCCAATTATGTTATTAGATAAAACCGCTCCTGCAAGTTCTCTTGACTTCATACTAAACGGAGCAGAAGGATTATGAGCAAGATTAATTACTATATCAGGCTTAAAATCATCAAACATGTTTTTTAAAGTATCTGGTTCTGTTTCAATATCAATTTCATTAAATGAAAATATGCCTTTATATAATTTATTAAACAGAAATTCTTTTTCTTCCATATCAAAAAGAGGAGTAGCAGACATGCTACCCATTTGATCTTTTATCCATTCTCTTCTCCAAAAATTATCAAATCCAATGACTTCATTTCCTTCCGCTAATAACCTTTGAGTCAATGCATTTCCAATATAACCATCACATCCTATAACAAATATCATAACCTCCTCCCATATTCCTTATGTAACTTTAAATGGTCATTAAGCCGCTTAAAGTCACTTTAAAGGAACATTAACTAGCTAAATTGTGCTTAATGTCACTTATAAGCAACATTAACACCTACACTTTGAATTCTTCTTCCGAAAAAAATTCTTTCTCCTCTTTTTCCTTTGGCTCTTCTGGTTGTCCAATAACAATACTTCCTCTATGATTCCACCCAATATAATCTCTATCTCCTATACAATACGCAATTGGTTTTGAATGTAATATCATTTTTTATATCCTTTTAGTAAATTTATTTTGTAGTTATCCGTAAATCCTTCTAAGATGTCAGTTAACTTTCTACCCTTCCTCATAGCAAATAAAGCTCCTTTAGCTGGAGAATCAGCGATAGCTAAAGCAAATTCTTTTTGATCCTGAATACCTCCAAACTTAGTCCATGAAATAGTTACATCTTCTATCATTTTTCGATATGCTTTTATCCAAGGATCAAATTCAGGTTTATCTTCTGGAAAGTGAATAAGATATTCTTCATAATCATTCATGAATACAAGCTTTACTACCCTCTTTTCTGTTATAGCTCCGTTTTCTCTAAGGTGAGCTATAGCTAGATAAGCAGGATTCTTTATCTTGATCCTCCAGTCTCCTATTTTAGCTACATACCCCTCTTCCATAGCTGGTAGATCATTAGAAGCACGAACACATTCTTTCCATGTTCCGAATTCATGTTTTTTAGGATATAGCCATTTAGCTTTTTTAGATACATTCCAATAATAAGTAGATTCATTTCCTAAAAATTCTCCAGTCTCCCTATTTCTAACATCCAGAAGATAAACTTTCTTCTCTGGATAAGGAGTCACCACTCTTGTCTCTGGAGATACCATTTCAAAAATTGTAACTAGATCCTTACTGATTTCCTTGAAAGCATTATCTACATCATCTCCGATTGCTTCTTCAAAAATATCAGCATAGGTCTTTTTCTTATTTGGAACTAGCCCTTCTGCAAAAGCCATTTTGCGTGTTGACGCACACCATCTGGCTCCGTCATGATAGACATTACAAAGAGATCCATCTATCTTATCATCCACGCTAGCTTTAGTAATATCAAAATCATCGGACTTAGGATCTTCTCCGTAATTCCAGAACCTATCAAAAGACCTACAAAGAACTCTGTTATCTTCTTTGCTTAAAATCAAACCTCTACACTCCATGACTATAGGATCAAATCTACACTTATAGGAATCTATCTGATGATAATTTAATACTACTCTATCATCATATTGATTACTAGCAGTTATTCCGTAATCTTCTGTTAGCTGTTCATACGTATGATTCTTTAAGTACTCTTGTACTCTTAACATTTTGTTTTCCCTTATTCCATTGTGGTATTTTTTTTGGAGTTATAACTGGAACATCAAATTCATTCCACCATTCCGTTTTCATCCATATTCCTTTAGCAATTTTACCTCTAATAGTAATCTCAATATAAACTCCTATAACATCTCTTGTAACAGCATCACTAAAACTGCTTATTCTTACATAATGAAATTTATCAGTATACCCATGTTTAATTAAAATTTTAGCTATCTCATCAGCTTCACCTTTACTTTTATCAAGATACCATTTCCTCCAATTTATACTTTTAATATAAACATCTACCTCTTCAAATATTCCGTCAATTTTGTCCATCTCTGCCGCAAGTTGTTCTTTTGTATATGGAGCTTTCTTTTCAGTTGGAACTTCTTCATCTGCTCTAGTAATAACACTTAACAGAAGAAGTAATAAAAAAATAAAAATTATTTGTTTCATTATTCCCCCCTTTCAGGCAATCTAACATTTTCCCCTCTGTCTTTTGCTTCTTGATACTTTCTATAATATTGAGTCGTATTCCCATCCCAATCACAGATATCTTTTTTAGGATCATATTTCAATTCATAATTTCTAGGTTTTATAATTATTTTACGGCAAGTATCATGACTACATTTAGGACAAGAGTTTATTTCTAAATCCGTATCAACTATATCCTCAAAAATATTACCGCAATGCTCACACTCCCAATCAAACATAATCTTCGGCATCGTCTTCATCCTCCCATTCATCTTCTTCATCTTCATCATTCAAACTTGACTCAAATAAACAATCTGTACATAACAAACGTCCATCTTCATCATATACCAAAATATCATCATCATTTAAATCTTCTGATGTTATTCCACAATCTTCGCATTTTTCTTCTTCTTTATAAGCCATTAGTATCCTTCCTTGCTAGACCATCTTTTACCTTTCAAAATAAAACTGTTCTTTGAAATTATTCTTCTAGCTATTGCTCCGCAATAATCACATACAGTAGTTTGTTTTTTAGTAGTAATTGACATAGATTCTACATTTATCTTACCACAACCTTCGCATTTAAATTCATACAATGCCATTTTTTCTCCTCACTAATAAACCCACACTTCCAACAGTTACATTTGGAAGTATCGGAAGACTGAAAATCATTTCATCAAAAATATGTAAAGGAAATGATTCAGCTTTCAATGAGAATAATTTAATATAACACGAATCTTCTTTCTTTGCAAGATTAAAATGCATAAGAGACTCATTTAATTTATCAGCAAAATTACGATTAAAAATACAATCTAAAATAATAAAATCAGTATTTCCTTCCCTTAGAATAAAAATACCTTCTGGCTCAAAAACCTGATTATCCCTTGTGTTCTTCAAAGCCTTTATAAGCCTATCTCTCTTGTAATCTCCTTCAACTTTTGCTACTGTCAAATATGGATTAAGAGATTCATATTTTATATCATAACGAATCAACCAAGATTTCACATAATCAAAAACTCTCTTTAGTTGCATCTTACTAAGACCAAACCCTATAGACGTTTCTAATACAGGTTTGGGATTTGCTACAATATCATAGAAGACCTTATCAGTCTTACCAATAGAAGTATCTTTTACTTTCTTTCTTATACTCCTCTCAATATCATGTCCAACAAATTTACCGAATTTCATTTTCCAAAAAATCCTCCATACCTTTAACTATTATTCTTGGATCATCTGACTCTGGAATTATAGAACATTTATTATTCCCAAAATTATATATTCCACCATATCTATACTGACCTGGATTTTCTCCCCAACTAAACACATGCTTTCTCTGGAGATTTGCTAATCCTGTCCAATAAGATGATGGGCATATAATCGCTTTAGCCTGAGTTATATATTGTACAATATACTTCCAACCATTTTCAAAGTAGTCAAGTCTATCTAGTATAACATTCTCATTTGAGAACCAAGTATCAGTACTCCCAACTACAATTGCATTATACCTCTTTTTTAACACTTTGTAAACGTATGCAAGTAATTCTATTTTTTCCGTCTTGGCTGGAATGAAAATTATTTTGTTTTGATGCCGCTTTGGAATTTTAATATTTACTTCTGGAATCTCATCGAATAGCTTATTATATATAGAATATGGGGGAGTTGATTTTGAATAAGAAAGATGATGAATCTCAATATCTCTCTTACTACAATTCTCCCTAGTTATAATTTCTTCTTTGAATTTTTTTAATATTAGCCTGAAATCACTCTTATGGATCTTTTTATGTACATATCCTCTTTGATTTTTTTCATCACGACTGTATTGCTGGAATATTGGAATTATATTTTCTACTGGAACAAAATTTTCATATAAAAATATCCTGTTCAAATGAGTAGACAAATATATCTTATCCCATTCTATAGCTTCCGACAACCAACGGGCATAAGGACGAAACGTAAATATCTCCTCCTTAAAACTTCCTAAATACGGGCCAATAGCTAATACCTTCATATACCATCTTCCGATATAATTACATTACCCTTCCACTTATCAAGTACTTCCATTTTCAAGTCATGCATATTTTTACTAATGGCAACTACTTCTGTATTCTTTAAAACATCTTCAAATACATCCTCCATTAGAAAAAAGTTTTTCTCTTCTAAACTAAGATTATTGAAATTAAGAAGGATCTTATTATTCTTCCTAAAGAAGCTAATTATATCGGCTCCGATTTTATTCATAACATAATACTTTTTTGAAGTTCTCTTCAAAATAAAGTTATAGTCACGTATATTATCTTCTATTACAAAACGATTTGTTTTTGGAAATAGATTTAGGACTCTATCAATAAGTATTCTGGTAGGTTCTTGAAAATCTAATTTAATTAAATGAACACGCTGTATATTCTGAAATCTATTATCAGAAAAGTTTTTTTCGTTCAGACTTATATAGTCTGTTCCCACGTTTGTTATTCTCATTACTCTTACCCTCCAACAGTTTATTAGAAATAGTAAGTTTGGCATAAGCTGTAGAAAAATTTACAGAGTTTTGGGTAATAAGCTCATAGACATTTTGAACATTTTTACCTCTAACGATACTATTTATATCATCATACTCTGAAAATTCGGAGGGATGGAAAAAAAACTTCACTTGTCGGGAAAATTTATTTTCCTTCATGAATTTATGTAAGGCTTTTTTTCCTTCGCTATCATTGTCAAGTGCAATAATAACTCCTTGATTCGTCATTTTTAATAACTTCTCTAAAAATTCCTCTGAAATATATTTACCTAGACAAGTAGTTCCCTGAGTGCCTACCATCCATGCATCTATGATACCCTCTGGAACTATAATGTACTTATCAGGATCAAATAAGTGAAAATTCATTATGATAATCTCTTTCGGAGAAGCTGGATTATCATATTTCGGTATAATACCAGTTTTAGGTATTCTTCTTGCTTGGAAATAAACTATATTATCATCCTCATCAAATATAGGAAATATAATTCTATTCCTATATCTACCTTGATAAGATATATATAACTTATTTTTTGGATCTATTCTTCTGCTTTTATAAAAATCCTTTAAAGCATTAACATAACGCTCTGGTGGATCTTCGCAATCTTCTCTTATCCAATTATAATGAGTAAATTCTACTTTCTCTTCTTCCGCTTCTTTTTTATTTAATTTACTTCTTATTCTGGCTTTATCCCATTTCCAATTCTTTAACTGTTCTACTGCATCATCATAAGATATGCCTTTTATTCTTGAATAGATATTAAAAAAATTACCACTCTCATCACAATTAAAACAATTCCAACCTGGAACTCCATCATTGTAGTCAAGATTGAATCTTCTTTTAAGTTTATTCTTCTTACTATCACCACAAATAGGGCATCTAGCTAAAAAATGAGTGCCATGTTTTGTAACTTTGACTTGCTCAAAATGAGCATACATAAATTCTGTAATAACTTGAAGATCTATCATTTAATCCTCATAAAATTCACAATCAAAATCACTAGGTGTATGAAGTATAGATTTATTCATTTGAATTTTTTCTTTAAAACATCCTTTAATACAATATATAAATCCTTTTTTTGACTTACAATTAAAGCAATTCACACATAGTTTCAAACGAACATTTTGCACAACTTCTGAATTTATTTTTGGCATTTATTTTAATTTCCTTTTTAATTTCCATAGGAAAGAGATTAAAAAATTTACTCATTTCTGCATCATTATCTATTGATACTCTTAAAATTTGCGACATAACAACAGCAATTTCAAAAGAATCTAAATGTTTATTATACTTCTTTAACAGTAAATAAATCTTTTTAAATCCTCTCTTCAAAGTCTGTGATACAGCCATTCTAGATACACCTAGTTCATTAGAAACGTCCGTTCCAGACATAGGTTTACCATTTAAAAATACAATAAAATCCTTTTTTAATTTCTTCCCAATATGTTCATCAATAAAAAACGAATATCCTTCCTTTATTGAAATAATATTTTCCATACCTTTCCTCCAAATTAAATTTCACATGAACCAGTTCCACAAGACATCTCTTCTGCATCGGTATGTACTTTTCCTTCTTCGATATATCTTTTAACCTCCTTTTTAGATTTGATAGGAACAAGTATCTGCTCTTCACGACTACCATCAACGTAAAGAGTTACCCCTTTTAAGTCTCTAATATATTCAAGAAGTAAATGACTTAACTGCTCTGGTTTAAAGCCGCTAGGAGTATTAATAGTCTTAGAAATAGCTCCATCGGTATACTTCTGAATTATAACCTGTGTTTCAAAATGATCCTCTGGTTTGAGATCTGTAGTGTCAACAAACCAGTCTGGAGTAGCTTCATTTGCTTCGATAATCTTCTGATAGATAGGATGAACATACGCTCTATCTCCTACCTCATCATGTCTCATAAAAGCCTTGAATACCAGCGGCTCCGCACTACTAGTTACTTCTGGAAGCAATGAGATAGTTCCGGTAGGTGCGATAGCCATAAGAGATACATTTCTAATACCATATTTCTTTATATCCAATCTCATATTAGCTGGAAGAGATCTAACAAAATGAGCTTTACTATACATTTTTGTATCGAACTTCGGAAAAGCTCCCTTCTCTTCTGCAATTTTAATACTAGCTTCATAGGCATAATTTCTAATATTTTTAACTAACTTCTCAATTTCGTCTATTGCTTCTTGAGAACCATATCTAAGTTTCTTTGCAAACAAGTAATCACCTAATCCCATGAACCCCAATCCTATACGTCTACCATCAAAGGCTTTACGCTGAATCTCTGGAATGGTAATGGGATATCTGTTTACTTGAATTATATTATCTAGAAACCTTACTGCATTATAAACTGTTTCCTGCATAAGTCTCCAGTTTGTATTTTTTTGAGCAATGAATTTAGGTAGGACTAACGAACCAAGACAGCATACACCATGCGCTGGCAAGGGAACTTCACCACAGTTTTTTGAATAAATCCAATTACTTAGAGCAAATGAGTTAGTAGTTGATACAGTACAACAATATACTTTTTCATCAATACCATCTTCTTCTATTGAAACTATCATATTATATTTTTCTTTAACTAGTAGTTTCATTTCTCTATCAGAAAAATCTTTTAATCTGTTAAATTTAACTAGTTTAGAAAGTTCAATAGAATATCTTTGTGGTATATTTAATCTATAAGATTTTTTACAATTATATTCTCCATATCCATCATTGAAATCTTTTTTTTCTGCTTCTTTTCCCAAAGATAATTTTGATTGAACACCGATAGTTTTCAAAAGTAACTGAATATCAAAGAGCATTTTCTTACTATTTGCCCATACTTGATATCCATATCCACTTATTTTTGAATCTCTAATAGAACCATCAGCATCAAAATATCCAGCTAAAAATTCACATTTAGATTTTAAATTCCATTGAAATATTTCTTTAGGTAATTTACTTTTATATTCATGACACCATTTATGAAGTTCATTTTTTCTAGCAGTTAATCCAGTAAGATTTTTTCTGTCATTACCTTCTTCATAATTAAATTCCAATACTTCTATTGCATTAGTATTAATTTCTTCTATATTAATTTCACTAGCAGATTTTATTAGATTTTCTTCACAACAATATTTTGGTTCATATAATCTAAGCAATGGTTCATCATTTCTTTTAATAGAACCATCTCCCAATAAAAACCCTTTAATATAAGATCCATTTTCTTCTATGTTACCATGAACTAATGGAGCATTAGAAAAAGATAATATATCTCCTTCTATAAGTTCTCTTGCTTCCTTTGAATTTGAATTATCTTGAAGATGAAATTTATGATATGGGGTAACTCTTAATTCAGAACCATCATATAAAGTTATTTTTAACATTTTCTGATTTTCACCAGTAACACGAAAATTATCTATAGATACCCAATTATTTCCATCCCAAACATCTACTTCCTTACCTACTAAATCTTGAATTTCAAAATGTCCTTGTTTAGTTAAAACCTTGATATCATTAGAAAAACAGGGATTTGTAGAAAGGATGGAATCAAAATAGTAAGAATTATTATTTCTAAGATTATCCCAATTGATAAGACCTGGCTCCGCACATTTTACCATATTATCAAGAACCAGATCCCAAATTTCTCTAGCTCTAACTTCTCTCCAAACTTTATGATGCCATTTTAAATTCCATTTATCATCTGCTTCTACGGCATCTATAAATTCTTCCATTACTCCAACTGAAATATTAAAGCAATTCAATTCACCTTCTACTAGTTTAGTGTTTATAAACTTGAAGATATCAGGATGAGACACAAGCATTAACGCTAAACAAGCGGCTCTCCTTGCTCCACCTGTCTTAATACAATTAGCTCCTGCATTAGCCCACTTTAGAAAAGACAAAGGCCCACTTGACTCCCCTCCTTTCTGTACAATTTGAGCATCCTCGGGTCTAAGGAAAGAAGCGTTACATCCAACTCCTCCACCTTCTGACCATAAGATACCACAATTCTTTTGGAAGTCTCCAATTTCTTCTATAGAATCCTCTAGTGGTTCTACATAACAATTAAACAAAGTACCTCTAGGTCTTCCCATGTTCCTAAGTATTCTACCTCCAGGAAGAAACAACATATCATTGATCATTTTAGAAAATTTATCTTCCCATTTACTTCTATCTACAGGCTCTACACTAGCTCCTCCACGTCCTACTCTTGTAGCTAAACCCCCCCAATCTTCTTGTTCGTTATAAGCATATCTGCTTTTAAATATAATTTCAGCTTTACTATTTAATATCATGTAACCTCCCTATTACTAAAAACTCCTACCACTTTACCAGTAGTAATCATAAAACAATATCCGCAACTTGGGCAATGAACTCTTTCTTCTTGACGTATAGAATCAATTGGTCGAAAAAGTTCACTATTTCTGAAAACAGTAATTGTACTACTCCTTGTAGTAATAACAGAAATTTTATTATTACAATTTTTACAATCCTCTTCCATAACTCTGTATTTAGAAGGATTACAAAACATTTGCCATACATTTTCAAATGACTTATTTGATTTTCTATCTTGATATGCAATGATTCTATGAATAAGATATTCCAATTCTGATGGAATATCTTTTCCAATTTGATAAACAAGAAGGTTATAAAATTCCTCATAGGTATGAAAATCTGGAATTACTGGTTCTGATACTTCTTTTCTATACTCTTCTGCTTTATGCTCTTCGAATATATCTTTCCAATCTCCGTTTACAAAATCTTCTAAGTCATCTAATAGCAGTTCTTTACTCATTAGATTGTATCTCCTGTTCATCCACAAGTGAATATCCACATTTAGGACACCAATCCCAATCCTCATTCATTTCTACAGAACAATTAGGGCATACCATACCTACTCTTTCTCTTATCCATTTTTCTAAAGCCATTTGCAGTAAGTTAGTAGTATAACCAATGGGATCTTTAAAGTCAAATTTTGGATTCTCAAATTGCGAATCAATAGTAAGTTTATCTGTATCAAGACCATAAGATAAAGTTACAATAACAATTCTATTGTCTTCTATCTTTACTCCTTCTTTCTCTACAAATTCCATATTAACCTCCGTATAAAGGCAATAATTTATTTTCTACTTTATGAATGTTTTCTAGAAATGTGTGCATGTTGTTCTTTTCGAAAAACAAATAAATGTTTTCACTAGGTGGAAAATTATAGCTATTATTATAACAATCTACAATTCTTTGTACTAATGTTTGTGGTATCTTATCAAAATCAACAAGGATTCGGTTTCGCTTTAAATTCTCACTAAGATTTACCTTTCCGTATATCTTATTAGTATATCCAGCATCCATGAATCCTTTTATGTCTTGTCTAACTTCCTCCCATTTTTTAGGGCCAAATCCAGGTCTTCTCTTACCTTGTGTTGATTCAGTTAATCCCCAATCATTAGGAGTATATATATTTGGAATGTCATCTTTTTTCTGACCAGAAAAGATTAACTCCAATAGAAAATCCTTCACGTCTGGAATGTCATCTGGACTGTAAAGGACTTGTTTTATAGGATCGTATATTCTAAGGTTTTTTCTTCTTGCAAACAATTGGAAGTAATCTTCATCTCTGGCAATGATGATAGAGTCATTTGACATTTTTCTTGAAAGTACTGCAATAATATCATCAGCTTCGGCAGATTTTACTTTCAAGAGTTTAAAGGGGAAATGATGTTTTAAATCAGCGGCAAGGATGTTCATGTGCTTATAAATATCATCCCAATTATGATCTGATGTTTTCTTTTTAGAACTTCTGGATTCCTTATACCTACTGTAATAGGCTTTTCTCCATTGGTTCTTATCATCAACCGCTACCACTACTTCTGTTACATCTTTAATTTTCCAAAGTGTAGTCATTATGGAGTTAATACAATTATATCTCCATAATCCCCATTGAATATTTGAAGGTGTTTCCCAAATATCCTTGTTACCCATATAATTTCTAATAGCAAGATTATTAAAATCAAAGAATACAGTAACATCATTGAATTCATCAATATAATCCATCACATTCTCCCCTCTACACAAATTTAACTACATTGACTACTTTATTTTTCGCATGTATCCATCATCTTTATTCTGAATCCAGAACGGAGCATTATATCTGCTTCCCTTCATGAATTTCTGTGTTTCGCTTCCGTTTTTAAAACGGATTCTCTGTCTTCCGTAATTCATATTCTGATAAAATTCACCATGATCTACTTTAAATACTGGAAGACCATCTCTTTTATTTACCGCATCTGCATAGCAATCTGGAACATTAGTTTCAACCCTTCCTTCTGGTGGTGCTACCGCTTGATCTTTATCTTGTGCTATCTTTGCTTCTGGACTATCTTGAAATGTACCAGCTAACTCACCCATTATAATCTACCTCCTGCTTTAAAACTTCTACTATTAAATTTATTTCATCTTGTTCTAGTTCTTCTTTAAATAACTTTCCACCTGTTATTTTATTTATTAATTTTTTAACTATGCTTCTCTCTGTTCTAATATTCTTAACCGCTTTACTTGATCCTATTCTTATTGTTTGTAATTTTTCACCACCTTCACTAGCAAAAACTTTCTTAATTCTTTTATATTCTCTTCTTCTTTCTGGATCTGCATCCAAATAATATTTTAATAACTTACCTTTAAAAATATTAGCATTTTTACTCATGAAGTCGTTAAATTTACTATCACCAGTTACTACTTTTTCTGGATTAACTGCTTTATCTGCTAAGAACAATAAAGCAATATCACCGAACTCGTCTGGTGAAAGATTGAGAATTGCCATTTTTACAATCTCCCTAATTTTTCTAAATCTTTATGACAACCAAATTCACAACAGGTTGTCCAAAAAATTCTGTCTAAGTTTTTATATCTATGACCATCACAATGCATAGATAGTCTATATCCTGTTCTTTCTTTATGTTCTTCATTAGTCATTCCACATACTTCACATTTATCTTGACCAAATAATTCCCTTGCTTTCTTATGGATATAAACTGTTTTCCCACCTTTCCAATTAGGATGTTTATTACCATAATATTTATCTTTTCTAGCTTTACTCATTTTTTTCTTGGATTCTGCTGTATGTTTACCAGTAAATCCTTTACTACCTTTGAGTAATTTAGACATCTTTTCTTTTGTTTCTTCTGAATGTTTCTTACCATAAAAATGATTATTCATACCTTTCATTTTTTTACTTATATTTTTCTTTGTTTCTTCTGATGGTTTATTATGACCTAAAATATATTCAGGAACACCATACCATTTATGATAATCTTTTACAACTATTTTTTCATCACATCCACATTTACATTTCAAAATTGCCATAATCAATCCTTTTAGGTTTATTAGGTATACAAACTTCTTGAATATGAATAGGTTTGACTAGTTCAAAAAAATCATTCATATCAAAAAGAAATAGATCTTCCAATGGATGTCTTTTACCACATCTACTACACTTTATATCACTTCCCCATGATAAAGAAGCATAATTCAATTCCTTAATTAAGAAGTAAAGACTATCCTTGATAATACTATTTATACCAATAATAGGTTTTCGTCTCAATTTCCTGTAAATTAGCATAGGATACTTATTTTCAGGAGCATCTTCTATACATTGCACCCAAAAATCTTGCAAGGCGAACTTGGTAGAAGGGAAATGTTGCCAAAAGGAAGTCTTACCATAACCTGTTTTACATTCGATAGAAAAAACATCCGTTAGAAATTCAGCTTCTCTAGCTAGTGGTTTTATATCTCCAGTAAGATGAACATTCTCCGCATGTATTGTAGCAAGACCTCCGCTAGCATCCTGTCTCCAATACTTATATGGTTTCTCTGTACCTGTCAACCATTTTGTTAAATATTTAGAAATTTCTCTTTCAAACGATCCACCTTTTGCCATTACATTTTACTCCTCAAAAAAAATAAAGGGGAAGCAAATTATATTTATGCTTCCCCTTTTACTACCAGGCGGCTTTGAGCTTCAACGCTAATACTTTCCACAGGTCACTCCCGTTTACCTATTAGCTCCACCCAACTCCAATTTTTGTGATTGCAGGACGCTTATGAGACTCAAGCGTAAGAGTCTTCTATAGTCGGGCAATCAGAATTTACGCATAATTTAATCTCTTCTTTCTTAGTTTAATTATTAATAATTACTACTCTAATATATACTCCATTCTATATTCTATAACTACTATTCTATGTTTGCTATGGAACCGAAAGAA